CTAGCTATACCAGCTAATGGTATGGAAGCTGATGACATGGTGCGTATTAAGTCACTTGAATTAACTAAAGATGACATTGAGCATACCATTGTTCATATCGATAAAGACTTAGACTGTATTGCAGGTAAACACTATAATCCAAAGCGTTTAGAGTTCTACGAAGTAGACGAAGACGGTGCTGATTTACATTACTGGCAGCAAATGCTTAAAGGTGATCCAACAGATAACCTTCCAGGACTACCTAAGATTGGTCCTAAGAAAGCAGAAAAGATGCTTGCAGGTGTTCCTATGGCTCGCCGTAAACAACGAGTGTTTGCTGCATATCGCGCTCAGTATGGTATAGTTAACTGGAAAGAAAAGTTACTGGAAACAGCTAACGGTATCCATATACTACGTCATCCTGAAGATTACTTCACAATATAAGGAGACAGTTATGTCTACTAATATTCAAGATCACCAGCGTTATGAAGACGTAATCATTAAAGAGGTTACTAATGTAGACGCAGGTGGATGGGTCGGCATCATTACAGAAGAGCATGGTGAGATCCGTTGTAAATCTAATCTACGTACTAAACTTAAACTCAAGAAAGACTGGGAAGGCGATTTAACAGTTTGGATTAACCCTAACGGTAGCACTGTGTGTGTAGCCTTTGATCAGAAAGCATGGAAAGCTACAGGCGCAGATGCATTACCCAATGGACAATGGTCATTAGCTGTTGGTGTAAATGAATTACATCCTTATGAAAAGGAAGGATTTATTTATCGTATTACTGAAAAGTCTACAGGCAAAATGTATGTAGGCAAAAAGTCTTATTGGAATTATAGTAAAGGTAAACGTATTCGTCAATCTAATTGGAAGACCTATGGTTCTTCTGGCGTAGACACTGCACAAAAGGTATCAGATAATCCTGAACACTTTGAATATGAAATCCTTTGTGAAGCACCTGACAAATCAGCTTTAAATTATATGGAATTAGAATATCAAATATTATTTAAAGTCTTGACAGCAGTTGATGAGCAAGGTGAAAAGCTTTACTACAATAAAACTCTTGGTAGTGAAAAGTGGATGTTAACTAAAGCATTTATTGAGGAGTACAATGCGAAATCCAATGTACAATAAAATACCGTCACAGCAAATAATCAATGGTGAAAAACCAGAACCCGATGTAAGTGATTGGGATGAAGATTTGCTAGATCTTTTTAACAACAAGCGACAAAAGGCTGAGCGAGTAGCAAGGTCTGATAGAGCTAGAAGCCGTAGAAAGGTGGCACGGAATGCCAAAGAAAACAGACTATACGGAGAGTAAAGAGATAGGTAAAACCCATTGTCCTGCTTGTCCTAGCAGTGATGGTTTTACTTTGTATGATGATGGACATGGTTACTGCTTTGTATGTAACCATTATGAACGTAATGTAAATGAAAAGGAAAGTGAGATGGCTGTTGCAGCACCTCAAGTTACAAGTCTAGAACTATTCGAGTCACAACTAGGAGATTGTCGTGGTTGTAAAGAGCGTGGTATTACAAAGACTATTGCAGAACATTACGGTGTTCGTGCAAGCTATGACAGTGAGCGTAACATTACTGCTTACAACTATCCTTATTACAGGGATAATGAGCTTATTGCTTACAAGGTGAGGACATTACCTAAACAATTTAAAACTGTAGGAGACTTTAAAGATGTCTGGCCTTTTGGTTGTCAAAGCTTTGGAGCAGGCGGCAAACGCCTCGTCATCACGGAAGGTAATTCGATGCGATGTCCGTTGCACAAGCCTCGTTGGATCATTATAATAAAATCTATCCTGTCATTTCTGTTGCGTCAGCAAGCAACCTCAAAAGTTTGTTGCATGCAAGAGAATGGATTCGATCCTTTGAAGAAGTCGTCTTGTTCTTTGACAATGACGTAGCAGGAAAGAAAGCAATTAAAGATGCTGCTAATATTATTGGTATTGATAAAGTAAAAGTAGTTAGTACTAGTGCCAAAGATCCATGTGAGCTTTACACTGCTGCAGGTCATCATGGAGTAATGCGTGTTATATGGGATGCACAACCGTTTAGCCCTGCTGGTATTATAGTAGGTCATGAGCCTGTGTGGGAGCAATACCTTGCTAGACGTTCTACTGAGTCTGTTGCTTACCCCAATTGTCTTAGCGGTATTAATGATAAGACCAAAGGTATGCGCTTCGGTGAGATTACTTTATTTACTAGCGGTACAGGTAGCGGTAAGTCTACAGTTATTAAAGAAATTGTTTTAGACTTATTAAATAAATCAGACGATAAAGTAGGCATGATCTCGCTAGAAGAAAGTGTAGGTGATACTGCAGAAAAGTTTATTCAAATGAAACTTGAACGCAACTTACAAGAGTACGATGTGTCTCTTGAAGAACAAGAGGAGGCAAGTCGTGCTGTATTTGGTTCAGAAAAACTTGTGTTACTTGACCATCAAGGTTCTGTTGGTGATGAATCTCTTATTGATAAGATTGAGTACATGGCTCTCATGGGATGCAAATATCTTATCCTTGACCACATTACAATTGCAGTCTCTGAGGGGGCTGAAGGTTATACTGGTAACGAAGCCATTGATAAGGTTATGTCTGACCTTCTCAAGCTTACTAAGAAGCATAACATCTGGCTCGGCGTTATTAGCCACCTTAGAAAAGTTCAAGGTGGTGGAACTACCTTTGAGCAAGGTAAGTTGCCTAGCATGGATGATATCAAAGGATCAGGCAGTATTAAACAAATATCTTTTGACATCATTGGATTCGCTAGGGACATGGCAAACGATGATGATCAAGTCAGAAACACAATTAACTTTATCGTCCTTAAAAGTCGATTTACTGGTAAGACAGGTCCAGCTGGACAAGCAAGATACAACAGCGATACTACACGACTTACTTACCACAATGAAAACGAAATAGACTTCGAGGTATTGTCATGAGTGAAACAGCTTTGTATGAACAAATAGGTTTATTACAACAACAACTAGCTCATGCTAGACAGCTAATTGAAGAGGTTACTAAAGATCGTAACAAGTATCGTAGTCAGGCGTTTATGCGTCAGGCTGCTAAAGATACTCTTCAAGATGAAGTGAGGAACTTAGAAATAAAAGTACAACACTTAGAGCAACAGTTAGAGAGAGCTTATGAATAAACAAGAACGCTATGACGCTATGTATATGGACATTGCACAACGAGTAGGTGAAATGTCTTATGACAGTGACACTAAAGTAGGAGCAGTAATTGTTAAGGACGGTAATATTATTTCAATGGGTTGGAATGGCACTCCAGCTGGGTTTCCTAATGACTGTAAGCACCCTGAAACAGGGGTTACATTACCTTATGTTATTCACGCTGAAGCTAATGCTATCTGCAAGCTGGCTCGTGATGGAGGCAACGGATCTCATGCCATACTCTACACTACGGTCGCGCCTTGTATGGAGTGTACTAAACTTATCTTGCAATCTGGCATCACTGAAGTTGTCATTACTAAAGCAGATGAGCGATACTTGGATGGATATAAGATCCTTAATGAGAAAGGCATGATACGCTTATGCAAATCTATTACCAAAGATTAGAGTCAGATCCAGAGCATATTGCATGGGTCAAATGTAAACCAGAAGATTTAAACACGGTAAAAGAAATATTCCCTGTCAAAAATTATGAAATTTTAGTCGGAATTAAACCAAACTTCGACCCTATAACATGTGATGTTCACACCTTAAACAATCCACCAGCCCCAACTTGGGGTGTAGATATCAGAAAGAGGACCAATGGAAGATCTGAAGGACTATCTCTTAGAGAGAATAAGGAGTGATGATCTTGGCGTTAAGCCTAGACGTAATCTACAACTAATGCGCATGATCGATACCGATGGTGTTGATATGCTTGATTTTCTTATTGAAGATATGATTATTTTTGCTAGAAAAACTATTCAACGTTGCTTTAAACGTAGTAAAGTTGAAGGCGAAACAGCTATTACACAAGTAAGTATGGCTGTTGGTAAATATATAGTTGAAGGTTGGGACAGTAATAACGTTAACTTTAGAGACCATGTTAGAGTTGGTGATCTTATTGTCGAAGCCTTTGTAATGTGTGGCTATCTTACTATTAGTGTAGGCCACATGAAGAGCCGTAAGCCAGTAACTATTCATGCCACTAAAAAGTGGGGTGAGATGGAGGCATTAGCTGGTCGCAGTGTATGCATTAGTTCTGAACCTATTCCTGTTATTACCTCGCTTATACAAAATAATGGGCGCAGTGTAATTAAAACTTGGGATAAATCTAAAGAATACAAGTTTATTAAATACAAGAATGAGCCTTTTGTAAAAGCTATTGATAAGCTGCAAGCTACTCGTTGGTGTGTTAATAAAGATGTACACCAAGCTATTTTAGATAATTGGGAAGACTTTATTAACAATGAAGTATTCAACGGTGAGGACGAAAAAGAAAATGAAAAGCTATATCAACGTCAAGCTTCTAAGAATAGAGAAGTTAAAGAAGTTATGGCTATCGCAAACAAATGGTTGGGTAAAGACTTTAGCTTTTATCTTGACGCTGACTATCGTGGTAGGCTGTACTATTCCGAACCTTTCTTTAACTTTCAAGGTTCCGATATCGCACGAGGACAACTAGTCTTTGCCAAAGGTAAACTCTTTAATGAGTCTGCTAGCTTTTGGTTAGGCGTACATACTGCTTGTTGTTTCAATCAGTCATATCTTGTTGATGAAATACCTGAGTGGGTCACTACTGATTATCGTCAAGTACTCTTAGATGAAGGCCTAGACACTATCTCAGTAGACAAGATGACACTTGAAGATAGAGCAATGTGGACTCAACAAAACATTGATGTCATTGTTGAGTTAGGTGAGATGAAATTCTTTGCAGACGAAGCTGAGAAACCTATTTCATTCCTTGCTTGCTGTATCGAGTGGTATAAGTACGCTACTACTGATGGTGACTTTTATACTCGCTTACCTATCCCTATCGATGGTGCTAATAATGGGTGGCAACACCTAGGAGCTATGTCTAAGGACGAACATACAGGTAGGTTAGTAGGGCTTGTTCCTACAGCTATTCAAAATGATTTCTATGTGCAGATAGCTAAGCGTCTTACCGAACGCATGCCAGATTGGTTTGAAGAAAGACAAATACCTATGAAGCATATTCGTAAGGGCATTGCTAAGCGTGCTGCTATGACTCGCGCATATAGCTGTGG